TGTATGGCATAAATCAACACCTTTGCCCAATGGAATATTAAATTGAATCGCACCGCCAAAGTTTAGATTATATGAATCTTTTTCAAATCTGGGTAACTCAGAATAATATTTTACTGCGCCTGTATCTTCGTCATATATTGGGCTGCGCGTTGTTTCAATTCTAGGTAGGGCATAAGAATGGGTTTTTGAAATATAAGGGCTAATTGTTACCGAAGGGCTCACACATTGGATACCCTGGCTATATCTGGAAGTGGGCCAAAGACCTGGGGTTATCATCGTTGAATTGTTATTTACTACGCCTTGACTTGTACTCTGTGGACTGCTGACTGTCGTATTTGCTAAAGCGATCTGAGGGATATTTAATAATAAAAATATACCTACATTCCAAATACACTTTCTGATTGACTTTGAGTGCTTGTTTGAATTTGGCGCTGAATAATTGTTATTGTGTCTAGCCCTGGATTTTTTACAGAAGTAACGAGAGAAAAAGGTTGTGCCTCGTTTACTAATTGAAACTGTGGTACGGCTTCTAGTGATGGTGTAACCCAATTATAATTTACTCCATTTGCTGTTTGAGTTTCGGTAAGTTGTAGACTTGGATTAATTGCAGATCCTTCAATTGGTTTAACATTATTTCCCGTTGCAGTATAAGAAAACCCAGAAAATTGGTAACTTGTAATTGTCTCATTAATTAAGGTTTCGCTGGAACTTGAGGTTGAAAGAGTCCCTGAACGAAATTGAGGCACGACAGGTTGAGCAAAACTTTTTATAGGAAAAAATATTAAATTGCATAATGATAATAAATATAAAATAGTACGCATAATACGATCACTAATATTATTCCTAATAGAGTAAATATCATTAGTCAATTGTTATAGACATTGTTGTACTTGCGGTACATCCTGAACCACTACCAAAAGCTCCCGAACAGGTATGCACCCCGCTAGACAAAGAAGTAATGGCGCCTGATCCTTGAGTACCTCCACTTCCTACCGTGGTAGTTCCTGATAGATGTGGCAGGCTGGCTATTCCTGAACTAGGAGCTACAGCACTAGGCGTAGAATCGCCATATAAAATAGATTCTTGCTTTTGGAACGCACTGGCTGCAACCGTAATAGATGTATCTGTGTTTATTAAGGCTGGAACCCCATTAGTCAGTGAGCCTAAATTAAGACCGCCAATTTTGCCGCTAGTTGTTGTATCTCCTACGGTTACTGATGGGGTGATATTTGTACCGCTAATACTATGAACAGTCGCGCCCCTTGTTGTTTGGCTATAGGGCATGTTCACAGAAATGCTCGCAGCGGTAACAAATTTTGAGGTGATTTCTGCCCTAGCTTGTAGAGGTGCAAAAGCTAAAAGCAAAAGTGGTAATAGTTTTTTCATTGGAGTTTTCCGTCATCCCCTATAGGGCGGTTTGTGATTGGATCAATGCGGGTAGCGGTTGGAGCTTTAGTAATAAGTTCTATTGGCTGTTTTATAACAATCACCTGTTGCCCTTCTGTATTACTTGAAGCTAATTGTTGTTCTTGTTCTTTCTTTTTCTTTTTCCCATTTCCGCCCGCGCCTACGCTTATACCCCAACCGGCTAAAATATTTCCAAGGAGCGCGGCACAAAATGTATTATCGATTCGCGGCTGGTCTGGTAAATCCATTCCCAGTATTCGGTTTGGCAATTTCACATATCCCAAGCTCAGAACGAGCAAACACCAAGTGACAATTATGGACTGAAAAACGAGACTGACCAAAAACACTATTTTCTCTTGATATTCGGGTTTATCCTCTTCAATGACTGCTGGTTTGACTTCAATAGGTTTTTCTTTCATATGCCGCCATATCAGTTATTGATTAATATTACATTAGCTATCTTTTACGTCGAGTGAACGAGGTAGTAGCGGCCATTGTTTCGGGTTCTTTTGTTTTCCTGGCAATGCAAGCACGTAAAAGCTCGGAACTAAAAGTTGAAATCTTCACGCGCTTAAATCGCCTGGAGCAAACAACCGCACGACTAGAAGAGCGTTGCCCTATGAAAAACACTCGATGAATGAAATTCTGTCCAGTCCAATTTTTTGGGCAGCCGTGGCCCTTGCCTCGGAAATTGTAGGAGCATCAAAACTAAGACAAAACGGCGTAATTGCCGTGATCTTTGACACGATCAAAAAAATGAAACCAACAACTAGCGATACAGACAAATGAATGATTTAACTGTTGAACAAAACGCCAGAAGAACTGAAATAATGAATGAGCTATATAAATTAGATGAACGCGACAACCCTGGTCCACATCAAGGAACCTTTACGGGTTTAGGTCAAGAAATAGAAATTTATAAGAGAATTAAAAGGGAACTTGCTATCTATGAAAAATGGAATGCGAGAAATTACCCGTTGTCATAGAGGTATGCTTTTGTGAGCATTGTTTAGAATTGCGGCGTCAACAAGACAGGTTGGCAGAATATAGAAAAGCGCAATCAATTAAACTCTTTCAAAAGAATCAATTCAACTAAGGTCTTTTTTTTAGTGTGTTTATTCTTTCCAAGTATTTTCATTAATTGTCTATTACTTAAACCCATCAATTGAAAACGTCTTAGGCGTTCACCTGCCATAGGTGGCGGGCTTCTATAAACAAATGGATTCTGCAAAACCTAATTAATTACATATAAAAATAATATTGTGGCGTATTAGAAAGAGTTGCAAGAAAAGTAAATGTTGATAATTTACGAGAGAAGGTAGGTTTTTAGAGGCCCCTACTTTTGGCCATATGATCCCCAGGCGTTCAGGTGCGCCAGTATGGTCTTTATTATTTCAGTTTATTACGCTGGCATATTAGTGGAGTTGATACCAGTATATGATAAAGGAGTCGGATGGAACCGGCTGGGAGTGCAAACCCAGTACGCACCATTTAGCAGCCTCTCCTTAGAGGTGGCAGTAAGTCCCTAAGGGCAATAAGACCTCTCTAAGTGTTAAAGCTGATGACCGACCTTCTCACTACCCGGTGAGTCGTAACGGGAGGTTTTTATCCCTCCGAGCCTGGGCGGCTCCGGTTAATTCCCGCATTGGCCTCTGAAACAATCAAGCCGTGTAAGTCGAGGAACACCGTCAGGAAGCACCGCTGTTACCGCGGTAAATCCGGATTAGTTATCCGGTTGTTAGCAAGCCACCCTTATCTGTGGGTGGAGGGGATCACAACCCCACAAACGCCGGCGACGGCATGTTGTTTCACGTTTTTCAAATGACCTCTTCTTCTCTTTCTCAATTGCCATATCATCCTCTACTTAAAGAGGCTCAGCAAATGAGAAAAAGCTTAAACGATACACAAGGCTTACAAGCCAAGTTAAACCGCCAAGAAAAAGCAACTACATTTTTGTTTTACGCTTTTGCGATTTCTCTTTCAGCCGCCTTTATCTTTTAAACACCGACCCCCTTAACCGGGGGTTTTTTATTCTTCGCTTTTATATCAATGACTTACACAATGATTACTGCCACTCTTCCTGATGGCTCAATTACTCAAATTAAAACAACAAATCACTTTACCCACGCTGTAGCTACTTACAATACTTTTTTTGATGGGTGGATGATTAGAAGATGGGAAGATTCAGAAGAGGCTGCAAATGACACAATAGAAAAAGATAAAAAAGCCTTTAAAGAAAATTTTATTCCTGAACATTACGCAATAGTCAAAGGGAATTGGTATCAAAAAGTATTAGTGCAAAACACTAATTAACCAACGCCGGGGAGCCTGACGTTCTATGACTGTTACACCGTTAAAGCGTGCTCGCCTAACAGGTCAATGACAGTCTGAGAGTTATAACCAAGACAGGGCGGTTTTGAAACAAGCTGATCCATCCCCCGGCTCAATATTGCGACATGTTCATATTTTGATTGATGGAGTTGACCCCCCCTTATATAATGACGACATGGGAGAGATCCCATTGTTTCACCGGAGTTAATTCATGGGCGTACTTGCCGACGCGCTTCGCGCACACCTCAGACAACTTGCTCAATCTGATGCACGACGACTGAGGGAGATTGATCAAATACTCAAAGAGTCAAGAGAGATCGACAAAAAACTTAAATAATCAAGGGGCTCCGCAAGGGGCCTTTTTTTTGCCTATCCTTTATACCCGTGATCTATTGCCCACAACGCCGCCTTTAAAATTGCAGTCCATTGGTTGACCGTTGAAACCATTCGCCAATGTCCACCGCGCCAACGGATCATTGATGTGGCAAATTTTGCTTTAGCATTCCATTTTTGCATTTCGGCTTCACGGGGTTTTACTAAACAGGCCCTAGACTTATCTGACCAATCGGCGCATTGAACAATAGTAAAGGGGATGCCGTCCAGGTCCCCAACGTCGTCAAGTCTTCCAGCTCCTAATTTACGCCTTACCTCATAATTAGTTTCTCTAGTCAATATGAGCGCCGCCTCTCTTTCCGCCTTGTCTCCTTTGTTCTTTTTTGAGTTCATCTTTTTGCCAATATTCAATAAGTAGTTTTAATTCTGAAATTCTTTTTAAAGCATTTGTGATGCGTTCACTGGGCATGTTTAGTGACCCTCCAATAAAGGGTTGGTGGTTCTTGTACTGCAATTCTTTTTTGTTTCTCGTCTTCCTTCATTAAATTTATTTCTTGCTTTTGTTCTTTCTCTAATTCATTAACTGAGTCTGAATAGATCCATTTACCTTGCTTTGTAACTCGCGTTGCTTTTACACCATTGGAACTATAAACATCGGGAATCATTCCAAGATGTAAATGTTGGTCCAATTCTGATTTAAGTTCTTCAATCCATTTTTCTGTTTCTTTAATTGTTTTTTGTGCCTGGAATATTTCTTTTAAAATCCTTTCAGGTGGATTAAGGAAATTTTCTTTTTCAGTTGGTGGAATCGTTGCTTTCATAAGTAGCAAAATAAAAACAGTTTTCTAAATGTGTTCTTGTCATTTCAAGAGCTAATGGATCATCAAAAAGATCTAGCCATGCATCTGTATAAAGATCATCTAATAAATCGTTCCATTCATCTTCAGGGACTTTTTTTTTACTTGATTAGAATTAGTGCCTGATTTCCCTTGCAAACGAATAATCCGATTGCGTAGACGCATTGAAAACTGACGGATCAATTTTATTGGGATAATGATCGGGAGAGACAGAGCGAGCCAAATGGGAAGTACCAAAAAGCAAAGGGGCCCCGATAATCCAAAAAATGATTGTTTTCTTGAGTTCGTACATTTTCTTGAGTTCTGTAAATTCATGGTGGTATCAACTCCTAAGATTGTCAAGGGTCTTACGTAGACGTAGCAAGTTTTGAGAAATAAATCTTTGCCCAGCGTCCAGACGTTGTTTTTCTTTTTCTGTCCTTGCCCTCTTTATCTTGTCGCCATTCAACAAAACCCATATCCCTTAAGTCTTTTAATCGTGCGCTGGCTGTTTGATGTTTTAGCCCTGTATGATGTTCAACCTCTTCACAGGTCAAACCGTCCATTGAATTATTAACGGTGTCCTTAACACGCCGGCACATTGAGCCTAAATCTTTTTTAATGGATTCAGCCGCGTCTTTACTTGTTTCACTATCTCTAATGAATGGGGCCCTGGGCTCATAAATTAAATTCAGTTGTTGCATAATTAAGTCAGTGGTAGAAGTTTTTGGCGGTAAAGATGGCGGGCACGTTCATATAAATCAAGACAATCAATTGTTGAATATTCATCTGATGTACATGCTTCATTAGTGACCCAATAAACCCGGCAGGTCTTAATATCTAAGGTCGGCCAATTTCTATACAAAAGGCTTACATATCCTCCAAGTTGGGTTTTTACTTCCATATGGTTTTTACTAAACCCTGGGCTTTTTGTTTTTATATCGCATAGGGCTAATACATCTTCATATTGCAAAAGGAGGTCTAAGGTTCCCGCAATGTCATACCTTCGATCACATAGGCGGTATTCAGACGCGACACAATCCCAACCTTTTAGATTTGGATAATTCAGAAAACTATCTAACCAAGGTTGCCATTTTCCAATATTGATTTTTTCTCCTGTTTTATAAAAATGTTCAACGCCTTTATGTACATCATTACCCCTTTCAATACTTTCTAGTAATTGTTGTTTTTTTGCGTTTTGATCATCACCCTCTAGGAGTCTAGAAAAATAAGAACTGTCTTTTGCTAAAGCTGAAATTGTTGTTGGTACCCAGTGCTTTTTTTTAAGGTCGTAATACCTGTGAATGTCTTCGTGAAACTCTAAGAAATCATCAGGCTGTAGTAATTCTTTTGGGCTGAGTTTCATCTGTTCAAAAATTTTCAAGATATGGGGCACTGTTCAGCCTCTTGTTTTTCTAATTTTTCTCTTTCCAATCTTTCAGCGGTGAAATCTCTATAGGCCCCAGCATTTGATTTGTAGACCTCTGAGCCCTGCGTAGACGCTTTAGGGCTGGGCAAACCGTAACGCTCATAATTTACCGCTGTAACCGATTCCCAACGGTGTGCCGTCGCCTGGCGCAACTGATCAAGAACAACCTGTTTCCCGTATGCTGCTTCAATCTTTAAAAGTTCAGTAAAAAGATACTTTGCGGCAAATTCTGTTTTAGCTCCTTTCTTTCCTTCTTTCCAAAAGGTCATAAGTGACTCATCACACCATTGCAAATCATCAGGAACTTTAAAAATAAATTTTTCCTTATTTCTTATATTATGAGTAGACACTACGCTCGCCTCAAATTTATTTGAGTCTGAGGAGTCGGTGTCACCTCCTTCGGCTCGCTCCGTGAGTCTAGATACCCCATGCAACCCCCTTTTGTTGTCTTCGTCTATAATTCCAGTAAGAAACGCTGTGGTGGTTAGGTAGTGGGGCTTTCTGGCTAATGCGTCCTGTAACACATCCGCGTCTACTCTGACGCTTTGATTAGGCATTTTGAAAAAAAATAAATGAATCTGTGGCAAATGTGCCACAACAAAAAACCAATGTCAACACGCCAGCGTATTGCAGTTTTAATAATTTTTAACATTTGCTAATATGGGTGCAACTCGAAGTTCTGGCGAATGACCCAGACCACAGAGAACCAACAAAACAACAAAAAACTCATCAGGGAACAATTAGAAACCTGTCAAGATCCCTTTGCTCTACTAGTTGAAGTATTAGACGATAATGCAAGATTAAGAAGAGAATTAGTGCGTATAAAAGATATGTACACCTATGAGGATTAAAAGATAAAAATGATTTTCATTATCCTAGTAAACCTAGTTGTAGCAAGAGTGACGAAATTAAAATATGGCACTTGCAAACGTATCAACTCCACTTACTATTGATTCATATTGCTAGAAACTTAAAACTATGGCGGCCAAATCCCCGCGTAGAAAGAATGACACAGTTGGACCTAGCCAGGAGAAATCTTT